ATCATTATTACTCCAAACCAGCCAACATATAATCTGTTGTTAGTTGAAGTGACCCACTCACAAAACTCAGGCCAGCCAGACACGGATTTACGTGTCTCTATAGCAATAGCCATAATAAAAGTAGTGCGGTTTATGTGTATAAATATCAGCTTTTGAAAACAAAAGCCTTAACATTAGTATACATTAACCACTTGGTAAAACGCCGCTGGAAAATGCTCCCCACGCTAATCCGATTGCTTCAATGGTTGAGGTTTCTCCAGATGTATAAGGTAAATGAACTACATCTCCGGGATGATAAGTAGCTGGTTGACCACTGACTAATACTTCACTATCACCAAATTTTCTTACTTCTCTTTGGTTATCAGAATATATAAAATTAGTATCAACAATATCTCCAAATTTAGGGTCACTCATAATGCTGGTTTGCCTCCTACTGATGGTGTATATGCTTTACCTGTCTTATCAAACATCGTGAAATTCTGTAGTAACACAAAGTTACTAGGGATGTTAAACAGCTTCTGCATCATAGTAACCATCATAGGTGACTGACAATTAAAGGGAGGTATATCCATATGAGCTAAACCATAGTTCATTAGCTCTCTCATAGCTATCTCCTGATCGTTCCTAGTCTTCTCTACAAGCTTCTGTTCCCACTCAACCATGCTTTCCATGCCTACAGGGAAATCAGACGGCTCAGGGGGGAATAAACCCTCCTCAAACTTCATAGAATAAATATGTTTACAATATCTAATCTCATCTAATACTGGTTCCCAAAAGTCAGTTAATTGTGTAATTACATTATCCTTTGCTTGATAATCTTTAAATGAAGGCATACCATCTGATCTAGCTCCCGGTAATGAAGGATCAGATCCACTTCTTATATAAACAGAACCAAAGTCTTTATATACACCGGGATTATCTCTGGTAGTTCCGGGAACAGTTAAAGAAGTTGGTGCTACGGAAGGAGGTAAGTTAAATTCAGCACTAGGTGAAATAATCTCCATTCTTCTATTAGTAACTGCATCTGTCATAGCTTGGTTAGATATTTTCTCTCCGATCTTCAATACTTCAAAACGTCCAGGCTTTAGAGAAGCTACATTTGTTCTTGGAAAATTACTTGCTTTTCTTTTACCTAAAGTAGATAAGTAAGCATAATCACGTCTACTGTAATCCTGACAAGTGCAATAATATCTAGTACCTGTCATAAAGAATCTACCTACGTTAGGTGCTTTAGTTGTAGGGGTGACTAAAACTCTATCGGGTGTAGCTTCAATAGATCCTCTTTTCTTTAATTTAATTACTCCTGTTGTTTCATTAATCTCTGCTATAACTGCCTGTACAAATCCAAATCTTTTCTGAGTAGTGGTATCTATTGTATCTCTGTTTATAGGAACACCTTCTGCTTCTATTATTCGATCTTCAATAACTTCACCAATAGTAGGTTTAATTCCTTCTGGTATTCCAGCTACAGGAATAAATAAAGGAGGAGGTAATGGATTAGTTGCACTCCAACTTCCAGCTAATTGAACTATGAAAAATTCATCATCCTCGGTTACGGAAGCAATAGATGCTCTAGCTCCTGTATGATCTAAGACATTATCAAAACGTAAACTACCAGCAACTCTAACGCCAGCCCAATGACAACCTAATTCTTTATTTCTAGTAGGAAATCCTTTGAATACTCCGGGGATTGCAGGTTGATTGCCAGCAGCTGGAGATGCTCCCTGAGGTAAAGGTATTTTGTAAGTAAAAGGAAAGTCAATAGTATTTTGATAGTAAGATGCTGTAGCTATTTCAAATCCTCTTCTCCACCTTGACCATGAAGATGCACTATTAATTCTGTAAATAGAAGAAGGTAAACTACCACCAAACTCTGCTTTTATTGGCTTTACACTAAAATCATCAGCTTTGGCACTCGCCTGTAGAAAATTAAAAGTATTACCTCTTCTTCTAGCCATTACTTGTGAACCTTTAGAAGAATCCTCCTTGAGCAGTTACGTGGACTCCAGAGGCATATCCAGCGGTATTAGGACCTTCTGCATAAACACCTACATATACTCTGTCTCCACGCTCTAGATATATACCCCTGTTTCTAATTGGTTGACCGGCATTCGCATCGCCTGTAGAGGAGGCAAACGCAGAGTGAACGCCGGGAGTAGATAAATGAGGCATAACATCTGAACAATCTACACTGTGTACTCCAGCAGGTACTTTCTTGGCAAATAATAATTTATAATCTCCAGAAGCAGGTATTGGAGTTGTTGTTCCACGAGATTGGTAGAAAACAAAAGTTACTTCAGGTTGTTGTCCGTAAGCAACACCTTTATAATCGAAACCTGAAGTAAGACCTCCTGAATAATTGAGAGCTTTTAAAACACCAGTTAAGGCAGCTGCTCCTGTGTATGTATAATGGCCATACTGATAACTGTTACTGTTAACAGTTGATTGTGTAGGATCTTCCATAAAAACAACCATTCCACTAATCAATGAAACGATTGAATCCTTATTGGTAGCGTTCAATGTGAAATCATTACCACGATAGTAATCATTTCTAGTAATCAGAATTGAATCAATTACTCCACCATCATTATTATCTTCACTCAATGCTGCGTCCATATCTACCAAAATAGAAGGAGCTTGACCACCTTGTACAAATAAAGTATTAGTTGCCTGACTTCCAACAGTTTGTGTAGTTACTCTTACGGAATCAAATAATGGACGGTCAACCAATAATGGTTGTTTATTAGTCGATGTAGATGCCACTTGTAATCACAATATTTTATATAAAACTATTTTAACTGAAGTACGTTCTTGCTAATGGTGTTGTCTTAGAAGCTCCAGCTATAGTATTGGCTAAGGCTGCTTGACCATAAGCCATACTTCTTAGCATGTCTTGTGTATTTCGTCCAATATTCTTACCAGCTTCCGCTCCAGCTGCTCCAGCGAGATACATATACTTACCCGCATCTTTTATTCCTCCCTCTAAAGCTCTTCTGTTCATTAACTCATTTTCTCTCTTACGTTGCAACTCCATTGCTTTTTCGTAAGTTATGCCTGTTATATCTTCAAAATCACTCTTACCTTTATCATCATCATCATCTTTACTAAAAATATCTTTTGCTTTATCAAATAAATATCTACCACCCTCGAATAGTGGATTAATTAAAAGACTTCCAAAAAGTAATTTATTAACATTATTACCATCTTTATTATTATTGTTATTATTATTATTTGATGAGATATCAGTATTATCAAAAGTTGTAGATGAACTACTACTGGAGGCACTGGTTATAGGTTCTCCATCAGCACCTAAAATTTGATTTTGCTCCTGTAACATCGTAGTTGGTTTATTTTCTACTAGATTAGTACTTTTCAGACTGTTAGGTTTTAGAAAATCTAAAAGTTTAGGATCCCCACTCATAATATTTAGCAGACCTTGAAAATCAGATTTAGATGGTAATTTAAAATAATTCTCTGGTAAACTAAATCCGCTAGAAGTATTAGCTTGATTTCCAAAATTTATTCCTTCATAAATATTCTCTTTGCCTTGTTGCTGGTTTCCTAAAAAAGGAATGCTAAGACTTAGCCCTGCGAGAGGAATAAGACCACCAAGAGGATAAGCTAATGCGGGACTCATATATCTACCTCCAGTTCTCCGCTAAATGCATACGAGATCCGACTGCCGTATCTGCAGGACCTGGTAAAGCTTGTATAAATTCAGCACCTGATCTCTCATATCTATATCTAGCTTGCATAGGATCTTTGTAATTAGGTACATATAATATCCCTGCTAATCTATTCGTTTCATATAGATATATCTCACTCCATATCTTCAAAGCGTCTTTAGCATTACTGGAACGAATAGTTCTATCAACGTCACCAGCAATTGTCTCTAATCTTGTAGAAGGTGTTGATGCTACTTCTGTTTTCTTCTCAGCAGTATCACATCTTCCAATCTGAATAATGATTCTGTCGTTAAAGAATGAATCTGGAATAGTATTCATAGCTTCTTCCAAACGGGCATAGTCACCTGCTGGTACAGAAACTGTGAAGTATCCTAAATGATACCTAACTCTACTTTTATCGAAGTCAGATAGTTCCACACTTTATTTACGTTATTCAATAATTATACTCGGATTAAATTAGCAGCAAAGAGAGAATCCCAATCTACCCTCTTTATTTGTCTGAGCTGTTCAAGATTCGCAAACTTCTCACCCGATAAAGACATCTGTAAATCTTTTATCTCTTTAGCTGTCTTCAAACCTATTCCCTTTACATGATCCGCAATCATTTGTGCCGTAGCACCATTTATATTTAATCTAGTTTCGGGAGGGAAAGATCGAGGCTCTTCTTTTGCTGCCTTGTCTTTTATTTGTAAAGTTTTGACTTTTGTAGTAGCGGACTTATCTAAAATTAATTCATGGTCAAAGGCGGTAAAGATTTTACCGTCTTGATCTTCAACCATGAAATATTCGCCATCTTCGTAGCTGCAAACTTTTTTAACTCTCGCACCTGTTTTTTTGTGCTGATAAAGCATAACTAAGACCAAGTAATATACCTGATCTTAGTTTACCTCATTTAGCTAACTGTGCGACCTATGATGTACTGCTCGATATCGTTGTACTGAGGAGCTTCATCTGGTTGGATGTAGCAAACTTCACATACAATGTATCCTTTCTTATTAGCATCTACATCTGCATCAGATAGGTAGAAACCATTACCAGCGGAAGTAGCGTTAGCACCTGCTTTACTAAATACTTTGTAAGTAGTTGCAGCAGTGATTGACTTATAAGCTACGCCTGGATGTAATGCACCACCAGCAGCTGTACCAGAAGCTGTAATGAATGGATTACCACTGAAACCTTCAACGCCAGCAGCGAAGAAGATAGCACCAGATCCACCATCACCTGTTCCATCTACTGTTGATGTGATGTTTGCCTGAGCACATCCTTCTGCAAGACCAGAAGCTGCTACAGGTGAACCACCATTACTACGTCCGAATGAGATTGCGTCACCAGTTGCGGCATAAATACCAGAAGCAACACGACCATCCCAACCAGATGCAACAGATACTGCAGCACGATAAACATAAGAAGGAAGAGTTGAACTACCTGAGATCACCATTCCTGTGATGTCTGTACGTGTATCGTCATTTCTATAAGGTGAAGGAACGATAACATCTGCTGATGAAACCTTTCCACCTACCTTACCTGTGATCTGTGCATAACCACGTTGTTGAAAATATCTATAACCTGGAACTGCGAGTACAGAAGTAGGACCTCCTACACTCTTGTCATTAGAGCCACTATCGGTAGTATCAACATTTTTGTACCAACCGTTAAGAGCCTCTGTAAAGTTACCAGGGTAAATTTTCTTAGCTGATAAATAAGACATTTATTTCTCCTTTAATTTTACTTATTTTATTTAATTACTAGATGCTGCCGTCATCTGATACGAAACTAAATGCTGTTGTAACGAAATCTTTGTTTAGACTCTCGAAACCAGCGTATAGCTGCCAGATAAGTATGATAAAGCGACTAAAATCGTCGTTATTATTAATTAGCACCTGTGCGTTAGGTCCACCAATACCAACACCAATTGCTTGTGGTCCAAAGAAGAATCCTTGTGCAACTTCTAGTGAAGAGTAGCTACTGCCACCATCAATAGATGCTGTGATGTTCTTAGTTGGGAAGTTGGTTGATTCGAAGAACTTAACACCTTCAAACTGTACGCCTGTTGGCATCACTGGTTCACCTGCAAGGAAGTAAGCTTGTCCAGCCTGAGGTCCTTGGAAGAAACTAGCGTTGTTAGGAATCATAGGATTACCCATGTACATTCCTTGACCAGGAGCACCAGCGTAACGTGCGATTTCTCTGAAGTCGCTGTCACGACGTAAGTGCATCATGAATGTTGGATCAACTAAGCAACGATATAAACCGTCTGCATATGTTGGAACGTTTCTCTTACGTAAATCTTTAACAACAGTTAATAGGTCAGTTTTTACTGAGAACTGTTGAATCTGGTTACCATATTCTGTGGATGTATATGCAATACGTCCAGAAGAATCTTTTGTTTTTCCACCAGCGAAGAAATATCCACCTTGTGTAGAGGATGCTGCTCCGTTAGTTTCTGCTTTTGCAAGCTCGTCGATGAAGACTCTATCTCTCCACCTTCTATAGTCGTCTAAAAGTGTAAGGCTACCTATAGACTGGTGGAACATATTTAAGTTACCAGTATCTAAAAGAAGACGCTGTGCTGTAACTAGAGTTTCACGAGCAATTTTAAAGGTACTTGGCTGTGTAGTATCACCTGGATCTGCAGGACCTGTGTACTCTTTAAGTACTACAAGTACCTTTTCCTTTGTGATGTTACGGCTGTTTGCTGTACCAATTGTTTGATCGGCAATACGCTCTCTAGAGTCCTTAGTACCTGGAGATCCCCAGAACTTGTATCTATCTAGCTGAACCGTTTGTCCGGGTTGGCGTGAAAAGTCGTGTACCACTACTGGTTCAACGGCCATTTCAGCCACATATGCTGGATGGGGCCTATATAGCTCCGCACCTAGAATCTTTGGAAAGTCATTATCAATGAACACTTTGCTTTATCCTCCAAAAAGCGGCAGTAAATGTTTTATCGGGTAAAAGAGTTAGACGTTATTTCCGTCCTATCTATAAATTAAATTTTAGCAGTACATAATTTTTTACAAAAAGAAGTATGCACTGCTACAGAGCTAAGCCCTACTCCATTACGAATAATTTATTCTGTACGGTGTTTGGCTGTGCTTGGTTAAGCATTCTCCATGCGTTCTGTGGGTCACGAGACATAGTGTCATTAAATGAACCCCAGAAATTTTCTGGCTGTTGTGGTGCAGCGGCCTGTGGAGGTGCTGGGAAGTTTGTTCCGTCTGTTGTAGCAGAAGTATTAGTTCCGTTAGCTACTGGAGCTGTTGGATATCCTTGTGTTTCTAACTGCTGCTCATTTTCATAAACAGGACATGGTCCTTCTGGTCCAAAGTACTTAAGTGTGTAATCACTTAATACGTCTGGGTTAGTAAGAATTTCGTTGTAAGCAAGGTTTTCTTGATGCTCTTGTACAGCGAAATCTGCATATCCTTTTATTAATTCTTGTGCTTGGTTACCCCACTGAACAGCACTATCTACCATCCCTTCTAGGTTTAGGGCGTACTGGTTTAGAACGGCTGGTGCCTCTATCCCGAATGCGTCCATCACCTGTCTGCTTTCGTTGCTCATTCCTACTTGGCTTTGTAGGCTGTCTAGCTCCGCTGATGAGAGAGTCGAGGAGGTTTGGGAAGAGTTGGCCGAGTATGCCTGGTTGACTGACGAGGTCTGGGGAGCCGAGGCTGGCGTAGCTTGGCTGTTGCCTACTTGTCCGTAATTCGCTGGTCCGTATTGTGTCGCCGTCTGAGAGAGTTGACCCTGGAACGGGGATTGAACTGGTGTACTCAGGACGTTCATTACCTTGTTGAACGCCGATTCCCATGGATTG